GGTTAATCCCCGCATCATTTGTGTTGTAGTCTGTGGCTTTTGCCACTAATATGATACATGAACTTTGTTCTTTCTAGGATCCGGTTTTTCCGGATAGTATACCATTTTGGTTGAAATTCGTGTGCTTTGTATATTCAAGGTATACGTACCTTGTTTGTATTTACTCATTATATTGCGTCTCTACGGAGACGTTTTGTTATGTGTTTGCACCTTCTCTTTTTGTTTGTTTTATTAAAAACTCTCTGCCACCTTGTGTGGCTTTTGGGGTCTTCGGACCCCATTTTTCTCGGGGTCTTCGGACCCCACAATCCCCCTTTATCACGGCGACCTCAGGTCGCCACGAGTTTCTCTATTTGAGGACTCCTGAGGTACTACCTCTAAGATCAGGCTTTTAGTCTGATGAGTGTGAATTTTTACCGATGTGTTACGGTAATAGATCATCATTTGTGTAATGCTGGGAGGCCAATTGCAGTTTTGTAGTCCTAATCTATCTACTTAATTCCCTTAATTGCAGCCGTTTAAAGGTACGGTATGCATGTCTGCATATCCCGCTTATAGTTGTGAGCACGTTTTAGATAACCTTTGGGGATTTCCACCCCCCTTAGGCCCTATAGTCGTCGTTTTCCATGAGCGCTCTTTCGTCTTGGTCTTAGACATTCGAGAGAAGACCCGTTACACTGTTACATCTACCATCTTAAAATATGGTGTTTCAGTCCTGCGGGGTTGGTTGAGTTTAGCCCACTGCACAGGTTTAATGATCTGTTTAATGTTTCATTCAAGTTTCTTTTCATCTCACATTTCACTTCTTATACGCCAAATGTACGCGTGTAAATCAGATACGAAACAGGGAAAAGATGGGGGTGATTCCGGAAGTCTTGGAAATGACTTCAACTCTGTTGTGGAGCAGAGTTTCAATTCCCGTTCGCATGTGGGTCCCAATGGGATCTACTTCGAGCGTTTCAGAGACGTCACTATGGAGAGTGATAATTTTAAATCGCTGGCTATCCAGCAATACTACCGTCGCAAGTATGGAAATACTAAATATGTCGAAGTCGACATGGATTCATCTTGCTACGATTTCTACAATCAGAAGAAGAAGAAGGGCAACGTCAGATCTAAGCACGTTCATCCGAACGTGCTCAAGAAAAGACCTGCCCAAATTACGTTTGAATACCTTGAGAGAAGAACCAATCATGCCACGGGTGGCATGAGTAGGATTGCCGACGACCTTTTCACAGAGGCCTGGTCGGACGATCCATTGAAATATGTCAAGAACGGTCTTTTTGACGACACAGTTGAAGCGATTACGGCTCTGTATGAGAAGTTGGTACCCGATAGTTTAAGGGAATACTTCATATTACAGGACGTTGACGTTGCACAAATTTTTGTTTCTTCATCCATACTAGCCTTACAGCTAGCACGGACTGGAGATTTACAGGCGAAGTTACTGGCTATAACCCAGTATCTTTCGGTCCTCGGGGTTGCAGTGAAATTCTCCATGCGCGAGATAATTAAGATCTGTCGCGATTCACTGTCACCAAAGTTGGAGACAGAAGCATTATCCGATAAGCTAATGGATGCTAAAAATGGCATTATGCTCGTGCTATCGGGTGAAATTTCATCGACCATTAAGAAGTTGATACTAAGTATTCTTTCCTGGAAGTTTTACTCTAAGGATACAAGTGTCCTAATTTCCAAACTGGTTGGCAAAGTCGGCCCTCGTAAACCTCTTATTGATGTTTTTGGCGATGTCTTTGATGTCGTAATAGCATTTTGTAAGGTCAGCGAGAGTTGGCTACAAGGAATTCCATTGCTCGACTGTCTCTTTGCTCAAGACCCCATCTCGGGTCTTATGCAAGAGATAGATGCGTTAATGGTTTATAGGAAACACATCTATTCAGGTCTACCTGTGGAAGGTATGATGGATATGTTTGAGTTTTCTACCAAAGCAGATCAGCTGCTCCAGACCCACACTGCCCTTGCTACCAAGATTAATCCCTACCATGCGCTTTACGAGCGCTTTAGGACTAAGGGCCTCCTTTTAAAGGAGGTGATTTTGGAAGTACGCCGTCTCACGGACGGTCAAAAGCGTGTGTGTCCATTCGGTGTCGTACTCCATGGTGAGCCCGGTGTCGGTAAAGGTGAGGTTATGCCTCTTATTTTCGCCCTTTGGTCCGAAATTAAAGGTAGACCTTTTGAAACGTCCCAAGTATTTTCCAAGGGAGCAGATACCGATTACTGGGATGGTCACAACCCTGATTCCCAGCCTTACATTTTGATGTCTGAGATGGGTAATATGGCTAAATCAATTGCTACGAAACAAGGAGACCCCCGGGTCAATGTTGTAACGTCAATGATGGATTCACTTCCTTTCATGTTGAATATGGCTTTTGAGGACAAGGGCAAGCTATATCTAAAAGCCGAAATGATGGGTTTCGATACCAACCAGCGTCTGATGGATGTGGAGCTTACTATTAGTAATGCTTCCGCGTTCTGGCGACGATTTGTCTTCGTAGGGCAGAGAGTCAAACCAGAGTTTCGCTCTGACGTAGGTACATCCCTTGACCCACTTAAAGCTCTCAATTCTGAGGGCGAATATCTGGATAAGTACCTTTTCGATGTCACTCTTGAGATTCCTACTCAAACGGGACGTCATCAGACAGTAGTCTTGGGAGAATCCTTGGACATCTATGGTCTAATGGATCTTCTCAAGCTACGTATGACCCGCCACATTGAAATTGGTTCTCGTACTGTGAATTCAGTTAAGGATTATTCTACCTTCATCACCCGGCATTTCGTCGGTGCTGACGGTGGTTATGACGACATTGACATTCCAGTGGCTGAATCCGGACCAGATCACGATGAGGAGAAAATTGATGATAATGGTGAGGTTTATCCCCCACCAAATCAGGAAAATATCCCCCCACCGGATTCTGTAGGAGTCTATGTCGAACCATCAAAGGTTCCTCATACACGGTACTTGGTCAATGTGTTCTACCCATTCCGTCTCGGTATCAGTTACGCCTCCGAGAAATTGGCAAACTTACAGGCAGCGCCGCCTGTAGGCTTTACCAAATACGTGACTACAGAAGTCTTCAAGATGTCTATGGATTTCGGGCAATATTGTAAATTCGGCATCATTGTCGGAGGTATATCATTGTTCGATTTACATCAAGCCTTCATGAACCACAGATTTATGTGGATTCCTTTCTGCATACTTTCTGCTCTGGCTGGAATATCTAATTGGTGGTTGATTCCTATCTGGTTTCTCTGCCTATTAAATCCAGCTAGCTTTGTGCGTAACTTGGTTCACCTCTACCTTCGACGCCAAATGAAGTTGAGGCGTGTGGCAATCGCAGCGCGATTTAAGCGCTTGAACTTGTATCTCGCATGCGATAACCAGCACATTCTCAGTCCCATGATTTGGGTGCATTTTGCCCCGATTGTTGTGGGATCTATCCTGGCATACAAGGTATACCGTAAATTGATCAAAGGTTCGGAACAGGTACCGGAGGCCAGCGACTTCATCCATGAATCGCCATACAATGAAGACCTAAATGTCCACGAACTGAGATCTCATTGCGGTAAATCGTACTCTCGTATCAAACCTGAGTACGCTGCCAATTGGAATACACGCATGGACAATGTTACACTTCCTGTTCATACAGATGATCCCAAGTCCCTGATGCGTGCCATTTCCCCAAACATACGATTGTGCCATGTCATTACGGCCGAAAGTACGCGCGGCATGAAAACACACATCTTCGGGATTCAGGGTGCCATTGGTGTTATCAACAGACATGCACTACCCCTCGATATATCGACCGCTATCATACGCGTCGCTATATCGGGCGACCCTGCTACCACAGCTACGCATGATGTGAGATTAGCTGGGAACTATAAGATCCTTAAGGGAGACTTAGTACTCGTAAGATTTTCTGGAATTCTTTTCAGAGATGTCTTGAAGCACTTTGTTTCTGAGGATTTGTTTCCGTCTAATACAGTCATATGTGTGGATAAGGATACTTGTGTGTCTGCGAAAAAGATACCACATACGTCAATTGGTGATGATAAATTGGGAACCGTAAATGTTACCAGTCCTTACTCATATCAATTACCTGGCCATTACCGGGGATTGTGTGGAGTTCCTAGGACTACTGGTATTGGGAACCGTTCATACATTCTCGGTCTTCATATCGGAGGATCAAAATCCACTCCTGAGTGCCTCTTAGAGGCTATTGACAGGAAGACATTGGTGGACGCTATCGCGTCCTTTGAAGGTCTTTTTGAAGATTACCACTCGGAAGGAAGTCTGGATATGACTTTCCTCGACCCCCCCAAGCGCAGTCCAGTTAGGCACATAGATCTCAACGGATTGACCTATTTTGGTCATGATGGCGAGAATGTTTGCTTGAACAACAAGACTCAGATCGTACGACGTCAAGGTGTACTTGATGGGATAGTAGGAGATTTGATCCCTGCTAGATCCCAGTTTTTTGCACCAGCACGTTTGAAGCCATTTCGTATGGGGGATACCTACATTTCCCCGTACAACATTGCTCTGGAGGCCATCTCCGATCAGCGTATGGCTTTGAATCGACCTCTTCTACGAGAGGTCGCAGATGAGTACATTGCCAAGATAATTGGAGATTTACCTTCGGATACTAAGTTGGATCCATGGGATGTCGATTCGGCGGTAAATGGTGTAAATTGCGATGCTTACGCTCGTCGTATAAATGTCACCACTGCTGCCGGATATGGTTATCCCGGAAAGAAGTCAAATTACCTCCCGATTTCAGTTGAGATGGAAGACTCCCTTACTCGTGAGCCGGTTTCCTCCATCAAGAAAGATGTCGTTGCCATTTTGGATCGATATTCAAGGGGAGAAACCGCTAACCCCGTGTTCAAGGGGTGTATCAAGGACGAGCTTCGACCTGTGGACAAAGTCAGGACCGGAAAATCCCGTATGTTTTACGCGGGAAATCTAGCGCATCTCATTGTGGCTCGTATGTATCTCAATCCTCTCTTTACCCTTATGTGTGCCTATGGTGACGCATTTGGGACCAGTGTAGGAATCGATATGCATAAGGGATCACATCAATTTGTGGTGTCCTTTGAGAAATTCAGTTATTTCCTTGAAGGAGATTACTCCAAGTTCGATCAACGAAGGCCTTGCGAAATCGGAGAAGCTACTATGTACATCGTGATCTACCTCCTCAGGAGGTTTGGTTACAATGAGTATGCTATTACGATTGTGAGGGGACTCTTTACCGATGCATGTTTTCCATTGGTTAACGTGCTAGGGGATATGTTCCTAGTGGCAGGTCTTCATACATCTGGCTCTAATGGGACTGCGGAGATCAACGGTATTGCCAACAATCTCATGGTCAGATATGCATACAGACACTGTCGCGCATTACGGCCATATGATGAGGTTGTCAAGACCACTACTTACGGTGATGATCTCTTATCTGGACTAGATGAGTCGATAATTCATGTCTTTAACGCCAAATTCTATCAGAAATTTTGCAAAGTGGCGTATAACATGGATTTCACAGATGCGAAGAAGAGAACTGATATCCGACCGTACATTCGTTTGGATGAAGCGTCTTTTTTGAAGAGGAATTTCGTTTACCGCCGTGAATTCGGTAGGTATGTCGCGCCCCTCGACATAAATTCGCTCATCCGTATGATGGACTTTAGGACCATTTCATCTTTCATCACTGAACAAGATCATCTTGTTGAGAGTTCTAAATCGTTCTTGTGGGAGATATTCTTCCACTATGAGCGTGATAAGTTCGATGAGATTCGAGATAAGCTGATCTCCAATATCTCCCCCATGCTCGAAAGAGCAGATATGGGGGAGGTCCTACCCACTTGGAGTGAAATTGTAGCGAAGCTAGGTTTTAATCTAGTAGGTTCGCAGGAGAGTTTGGAGCAGGACATGGAGTCCCGCTCTATCCACAATACCCACTAAGGTGGGTATACAGCCCGCTAGGGGGCTTTATAATACCTAGCACTAACCTACCGTGGGTTATAAAATAATACGGACCACCCATAGGGGCATGGAGCCCCTTCCGGTTTTGGACTACCGGATTAACAAAAGCCGCCTCTCATGGTTACTCCTGGGTGGCACAAATGGAAGTAAGTGTCGCTCGGGTGCTTGAGAGAGCTGAAGTGGATGGCTATTTAGCCAGTTGGTTGATTCGACGCCACTCAAAATATAGGTTGAGCTATCCTTCTAATACCTGGGTAGAGTGTATCTTCTTCTCAGATTTACAACACTGATACACTGACAGTTTAGAAAAACTACTACATCGACTTCAAGGCCAAATCACAGAGTATGAAGCTTTGGCTGTTACCGGAAACAGCGTGGTCGATTTGATGGACATCCATCAACTACGGAACAGGTACCGCAGAGGTGCGCAAGGAAGAGCTTTAGAAGCTTATAATCAGCGCCTTCACTACCTGTCCCTCATCGAGGATAACCTGGCCACGCAGAGAACGCTTTCTCGCTTGATTAGGGTTAAAACTCAAGCCCGCGATATCTATGCCGAATCAGATGAGGTGAAAGATGGCACAATTGAGAGTGCCAACATGTACACCTTTGAGAATGTCATCGACATCGCGGGTACGGTAGCAGATGAGACGGTAGCCGGCGTCTCGTCTAACTCCAGCCAAGGTCAGAAGAATCTTTTAGATCTAGCCAACTTTTTGGAAAGACCTATCCCCATTACCACATTCCAGATCGCAGTCGGCACTAATACTAGTGTCAAACTGGACGTGTGGGACCTTTTCACCTTGGAACCCTCCGTTAGGGCAAAATTAAGGAATTTTGCTTACTTGAGAGGCAATTTACATGTTAGGGTGGCTATTTCTGGGACTCCGTTCCATTATGGTCGCCTAATGACATCGTATCAACCTTGGCCTCTTAAAAATGAGAATCTTGTCTACAACCATGTGAACCTCTCACAGGAACCCCTTTTGTACAGATTCAATTTTCTCAACTACTTGTCCCAGGCCCCGGGAGCGACATGTGTCGATGTCCGGGATAATCAGCCAGTGGATGTCATGTGTCCGTATATAAGTACCAAGCCTATGCATAGATTGTTCAACACATCTGCACTGGCCTTGGCAGCTACAACGTCATACGAGGATATTCAAAATGCTGGTTCCCTTTACATCTATTCCGTTGCCCCTCTCGGGTGTATCAATGCTACTCCTTCGGAGGTTTCGGTCAACATCTATGCGTGGATGACGGATGTAGAGTTGGGTACCCAGACTGCGACCCAGATAGACATTACTACTGAATCTGATGAGTTTGAGACCGGTCCGGTCGAGAAAATTTCATCTCGACTGGCAACCTATGCTTCTTACTTTACTCAGATTCCAGTGATTGGTCCCTATGCTACTGCGAGTAAGATCGCTTTAGGATCGCTATCCAAAATTTCAGCCATCTTCGGATGGTCCCGACCGGTAGTGATCCAGGATGCGATGATCGTCAAGAACAATCCATTCCAGAATGGGGCAAATGTCATAGGTAGCGAGACCTCAACTAGGATTACCCTAGATCCTAAACAAGAGCTTACCGTTGACCCTAGAGTTATGGGAGATGGCAAGGATGAGATGACGATTTCACATTTGTGTAGCGTAGAATCTCTCCTTACTACTTTCCAGTGGAATGATGATTCCGCTGTGATGGCTGACCCCATATTCAAGTGTGCGGTTAATCCTAATCTCACTACTTTTGTACCCGTCGCCGCCACCACATATGTTCAGCCCTCTGCCCTGTCGTTTGCCACTACACCGTTTCAGTATTGGAGAGGTGATATAACGTTTAGGTTCGATATAATCTGTTCAGCGTACCATCGCGGTAAACTTGCAGTATTTTTCGAGCCGAACGTGAATCAGACCACTCTAATTAACGCGGATATAGCGACGAATAAACAGTACATGCGGATCATTGATATTCAACAGACCCAGTCAGTTGAAATTGATGTGAAGTGGGCTCACCCTAGAGCGTGGGCTAGAACCTTGACCGCAGCGGAATCGCTGCTAACTCACGGATCCAGCTTTAATCTTGCGGGTTTGCAAGACTTTTGTAATGGATACATCGGCGTGGTACCCTTTACCACTCTCCAATCTCCAGATAATAGTGACATCTCTGTTAATGTTTTCGTCTATTCCAAGGAAATGCACGTTAACTATCTCTCTGCTAGTAAATTCCCCTCAGCCCGGGATTTTATTACGGAAAGTGAGTTTGTTACTGAATCAGATCTTACCTTTTCCAAGGAGGTTTCGACCATTGAGTTGAACCCTTCTAGTGCAACGGTAGATACGATTAGTCAGGAACATTTTGGTGAGGAGCCATTTTCATTTAGGAGTTTGTGCAAGAGGTATGCGTGTACATTCTCCGAAACGAGCGTGACCACGCCTGCCATTCTTACGTCATCCCGTTTCTTCGGGGTGACCATGCCTGGCCCGGTACTGAAATATGGAGACACCAGTGCTACTGACTTTACTTCTTTGATCAGCTACCTGCGTTACGCCTATGTTGGTGTTCGTGGTGGCGTTAGGAAGCGTATTCAGTTCTATGGTGTAACCGGAGGTTTCAATAATGCTGTCACAGTAAAGATGAGATTTCCTGAGACATCTATTATAGCTGCCCTTGATTCGTCCTCCTCAGCGGGTAATCACAAGTACGGTATAGGAGGGGTGGTACGATTCGTTCCCAGCGGAAACGCAGGGATAGAATTCGAATTACCCTACTATTCGAATAACTTGTTCTCTTACTCATTTTCGAGGGATGATGTGGGTGCTACTGTAGATGGCCTGGATGAATCCACCTGGCTTCGTAGGTACAATGTATTCTATGAAATGCTAGTTGGTGACTCAGACATTACTGTCATAGAGAATAGTGCCACCGGTGAAGACTTCACATTTCTTCGCTATCAGGGAGCTCCGTATTTTACGTTGAGCTAACCTGGGCAAAGAACAAAATTGAGACAACAATTCAAACAACCGAGAAGACGGTATATAAAATAAAAGCGATGGTTTCCATTGTTACTTCAGATTTTTAGAAAGGGAGACCATCGAGTCTTTTCTCGTGCAATTAGCCCAAGTGGGGTTAATTGTAGGGGTCTCTTCTATTCC